AATGAAAGCAAGAAAATTACCACTAACACTGGAAGTAAAGGAAGCAAAAGGTGGTGAAAACCTAACAACAGAAGTAAACGGTCATGTAGAGACGACAAACACAGCAAACGCTGGTGACTTTATAGTAACAGGCACACAAGGTGAGCAGTATATTATTGAAGCTAAAAAACTGCATGAAAGATACACATTATCTGAAGATAAAACACAAGCTACTACAAAACCTGTAGAGATTGAGTTTGAGTATGCTACAGAAGACATATCATTCAAAGCATCTTGGGGAGAAGATATGTATATGAAAGCTGGAGATGCGCTGGTTCAAGAAAACGGTAAAGTTGGGTATGGTATCAATATTGATGCGTTTAACGCAACATACGAGGTAATATAGTAATGGCACAGTATTGCGATAATTGCGGACATGGTCAAGGCCAATGTGTTTGTAAGCCAAGAGGCCGTAAACACGGTCACGACAACAACTAGCCATGTGCTGTCCAGCATGCCGGAATGAACAAGGCACTAACTTCGGTGGTATATGTCCTGATTGTAGATCAAGTAAGTAACAGGCATCAACCTCCTAACCACCCATACGCGATGGAATCAGTGGTGGAGACGTGTTAAATGACATTATAATCAATGGAACCTGTAATCTTGTCACTTTGTAAGTCATTATTGGACTTAGTCTCAGCTTATTTACACAAGTAACTCGCTACAGAGGGTACAACCAGTGATGTCCATCGGTTCAATTCCGGTGCCTTCCGAACGGCCTTTTAGGTGCGTGGGAGGAAATGGTGACTGAGTCTGGTCGAGTCAGAGCCGAACGTCCCTACGGCATGTAGAATTATAGGGACACCATATGTGTTGATGTAAGCAAAACCAGGTTAGCGTAGCGGTAAACATCGTAGTATACTGGATGTGCACAATCACAGTATTTGCAGGTTCAAATCCTGCCATCAACACCATGCACGTAGTGGAAGCATTACGTGTACACTAGCAACTTTACTCACACCGGGAGTACACCAAGTTCGAGTCTTGGAAGTTACAACCAAAGGAACAACAACTAGCAACTCAATGTTTAATAGTCTTACATTAAATTACATATGTAAGCCACCTGGTACAGGTGTGATGTACCAACTTTTATATGTTGATGTGATGAAAGTGGTAAACAAGACACAGGACTAGGGAATAAAATAGACTGATTACCCGGAACCCGGTCAGTAGAACTCCGAGTCTGACGGAACTACTATGCAGGTTCAAATCCTGTCATCAACACCAAACAACTCAGTACTTGGAAGCAAGTCTGTTTAACTAGTCGTATATGGAGAAGTCTGACGGCAACAGCTACGTCCTTACGTGCCGACCGGTTCGAATCCGGGTAAATATACGCAACCAATCGACGGTCCATGTAGCGTTAAACATGGAGCTTTACATCATTATTAAGCAACTATTAGTTGTTTATTTATGAAGTAACAAAGGACTAACAATGAAACAACTACTAATTTTACTACTAGCTATCAACTTATACGCTATTGACTTTGACTCAACTGTTGAGCAGATTAAGCAACACGAAGGCTTCCGTTCTAGTCCTTACAAGGATTCAGGCCATCTAAGTGTAGGCTATGGCACAAACCTATCTCACATAACTAAAGCTGAAGCACAGTTACTGCTGATCCACAGACTGTCTATGCGACTTGCACAACTACGTTCGCATACTTGGTTTAATAACCTTAACCCAACTAGGCAGGGAGTAATATTAAACATGTCGTATCAACTTGGATACGCAGGTATTCTCCAGTTCAAGCACATGATTTGGAGACTTGAACACGGCTACTATAAAGCTGCAGCTAATGCAATGGTTGACTCGAAATGGTACAGACAGTCAGGCAGCCGATCTAGGCTTCTAGTTAAACAAATGAAACGAGGTTACTAATATGGAACTTAATATAAACGACACACTCTACCACCCATGTTCACTGGACATACTTGAGTTTAAAATTACTGGTATACGACAGTACGAAGATCATACGGTATACGAAGCTAAGGCTGCTTATAACGTAGGCGCTTGTGGTAGGGTAGAGGTACTGCTAACAACAGACAAGTATAATGTAATTAGATTTATGGGGATAGAAGATTCTTATAACCATGAGTACGAACACGGACTTGAGGACTTCATTGAAGGCACGTATTACCTTGATCGACTAGAGGCTAGACTTGCTTATAACGAACAACAACGAATATTGGCTTGGTCTAGTATGGAAAACAAACGACGCATCTACGAAGAATCTAAAGCAATGTACTACAAAGTAGAGAAAGTGGTAGCTGGTATAAAAGCTGATATTGAACTAAAAAAGGCCTAATACTAATTTAACTAGAGCACAACAAACACAAATCAAACTAAGGGGATTACCATGGAAGCATTTTTAGTAGGCAATCAGATTATTACTAACTTTGCCATACTTATGGCAGTAGGCAAATACATAGTAAAAGGATAAACATGTTAACAACTAACCTAACACCAGAAGAAGAAATTAGGGTACTTAGGGTACACTGGCAACATTGTGTTGACATATTAAAAGACAGCACAGATTTACCAGCTACTACTATACTTGAAAAAACAGCATTGCAATCTTACATCGAAGTACGTATTGCTAATTTACGAAAACTATTGGAGAAGTAACTATGTACAGACTATTACGACTACTATTTATCGGGACTTGGGAATTGCCTAAGAAGCCTGAACCATGCAGTCACACATATGAGATATATGAAACAGGAGACACTGACTATAACAGGTACATTACATCTCGTTGCACTAAATGTGGTGATATACACACACATGCAGTAGTATAAAGGATCAACCATGCCAATCACTAACGCACCAGTCAGCCTTTCGTATCTTTTGGAACGGATTGAACACTGGCAAAAACAAGAAGCTAACTCTACCTGTATCCAATATCAAACCACTTGCGAACTTATCATTACCGAACTACAGTTTGCTATTGACTATGCTAAGGAGCATTCGTAATGACTGTAATAAATGATGATTCTATTGTAACTATGAGTGGTTTGGAGTTCATGCAGATGCAATCTGATATTGACAAATCCCGTCAGTCGTACGAACATGCAGCTCAACGTAACCGTGTTATTCCCAAGCTCATATCTGAACTCAAGTCAGTTCGGTTCGATCTTGCGAAGGAACGGGCCTTGAACTCAACTTTGCTCCAGCAACGAATTGCCAGGGATTGCACAAGCTCAGCTTACAACTCTTGCAAGACGGACTTAGTTAATTCTAAGCAAATCTTACGTGCAACTAATCGTGTTGCTAAGCAGTACCAATCTGAGTGTAACTTGCTTAAGGACGAACTCAAACAAGCTTACGAACTTATTGATCAACTTAGCACTGAACGCTATGCTTAGGGAGGTGTAATAGAACAGCTTATTTACTTATTCAGTTAGGAACCTCTCACCTGCTATCAACGCAAACAGAGCATCGCTGACCTACACTATGTAGTTAGTGTTCTACTTTATTTACCACAGCATTTTCTTTGCTAGTAGAACATTATAGTACGTAGGAGAAGTCCTTTATACTTAATTTAAACGAAAGGAATTTAATGAATTACAAATACAAACCAGATGATTACACGCCAGTTGTAGGGGACGTAGTTCTATGGACAAGCTTATCGAGACACTGTACTTTTGCAACAGCAAATAAGCCTTACATAGTAACAGGAGTTTCTAATGATTTGACCAATAGTGTATTTTTCACATCTAAACAAGGTGATACCAAAAGACTTGGGTCAGTAGACCGATTAACACTAGTAACTAAACCAGGCTCTCAAGCAAAGGTAGGAGATACGGTTATATGCGTCGATAACAACGGCATGAGTTCTTTAGTTGTAGGTGAAACTTATATGGTACATGATATAACAGAACCTCAAAGCTACGGCCAGTTTATCAGATGGACAGATAAACAATCCCCAAACAACAAAGTTGAGTGTTTCGTAGTACTACACCAAGCCGAACCTGAACTACTACACCAAAGCTGGAAGGACTTGTATGATTCAAGTGTTGAGCTTGAGTATAAGTCAACTTGTTCTGATAAATGGCGTTTATTAAGCACTCAAGCGGTCAGCTACAGTAAAATAGTAACCTTTAATAACAGTAACTACGAGTATAGACAAAAGGACCAACCACTACAGATCACTGACTACGTAATCGACGTCAAGGACAGCTCACTCGCAGACCGACTTAGACTACGACAGGTATTGCTGGATAATGGGCAGAAGCTTTTCAACAACACCATAACTAGATGTAATGTCACAATGTTTTGTCCTGCTTATTGTGTTTTAACATTTGGTAGGTGGGGGTTTGACCCAGATTCGTTACCAAACATCTCACTCAAGGACTTCATCCAGAAGTTCAAGAAGTCTAACCAAGTTCGTAACCTTGCTTTCACTAGTAACACTCCTGAGTGGACTGAACAACAGCTTGAAAACATCTGTGCTTTTGTTGGTGACAACGGTGAGGAACTGTACGAACTTAATTGGGAGATTGAGTTCTTCTCAGATGATACTAGTAGTGGCGAAATCTTCATGACAACTACTGAAGGAGTGCCTGAAGGCCACTTGCAAGTAGCTTACGAGGACGTGTTTCCTGAAGCTGTTGAAGAGCCAACGGAATTTGAGTTCGAGTACCCTATTTATAAGATAGATATAGGTACTGGGTTAGTTAGGAAGTTTACTTCCATTATTGAAGGTGTAAATATCACTGAAGGAAATTTTGATAGTCCATGTAATAAAGTAGGATATGTATCAAATTCTTCTATAGAGCATACCGACCCTTCTTGGCAGGACTGGAACCCTCAGTTCGATTACGATACGGTTATGCAGCCAAACACTGTAATACACGCAACCACTGAGTCTGAAGCTAATGAACTACTTTACTGGGCACATCAACAGGGACTTAAGTGGGGTTCGGGAGATTCTTATTTAGAACGCAGTTATTGGAATAAGTATAACAAACAGACTTGTTACTGTTTAGAAGATAAATCAGATAGCTTAAATTGTAGCAGTTATGGATCCATTGAAAGCTATCACGATTGTACGATCCTCACAATTGACGAAGCACGTAATGGCAGACAGTTACCAAATACACTCTATGATGACACAATAAAGGAAATAACAATGGACAAACCACTACTATCAGATCTACTCAAAGAACACGGAGCTTATGAGCAGTTCTTAACCAACTTAACTGTTGACTACTATAATTATGATTATTTCGTCGACGCTGACAACCAATTTGATGCAGTATCTAATGCATTCTTTTGGGCTAGTACTGACGAAGGACATGAGTACTGGGAAGAATTAGCTGAGGATGAAGGCGAAGAAGTAATCAATGATGTCAGAGCACCTAACGATGTGGATTACTGGCAATCGGAGTTCGAAGCTGGTAAAGAAGTTTGGGTACGTGACCCAGAAGATGGATGGGTGGCCGGAATAACTAAAGGGGTGAATTCTATTTCACCAAGCCAGTTCCAAAGTAGTTTCAGGTTTTACGCTGAAGAGCCTACTTGGATACCTAAACCAGATACTACTACAAAGGAACAAACAATGAGCGAGCCAACAGCCAAAGTAGGGGACAAAGTAATATGTCCTGAAGGGTCGAGTATAGGAAACCACGAACCAGGTTCTATAGAGACCATAACTAAAGTAGACGGAAACCAAATTTGGGTATCAAACACAAATAGGCTTAACTGGACTCTAGGGGTTATTTGGGAATTATACGACGGTACTGCAGATGCAGGAACAACACCAATCACAAAGGAACAAACAATGAGTACAAATATCGAAATCAAAGTAAACGGAAAAACAATCGAAACAGGAGCTAAAGTAAGCAAACCAAAGTCTGACTTCAAACTTAAGCCTTCAGTAATGGCACTTTACCACACAGCAGATGGTGCAGAAATTGAGTTGAAGAGATTTACAGGTAAGTCAGCAGCAGCTGATGCACAAGCACATTTAGTAACTATAATTGCTGAACATCCAAATGCAAAAATAACACCATACACAGTTGGTAAATCGACTAAAATCAAATACCAATTCGAAGCAGCTAAGTAATGAAATACATATTATCTCTGTTTGCAGTAATTGTGTTTTTCGCAGGCTGTAACACAGACGCAACTACAGCATCTAGTAACCTATCTAAAGCAGCTGATATGTTCGAACTTGAACGTAGAATTGTGTTCTATAACGGAATC